GACCGTACTGTAAGTAATCAGCAATAGCATACTGAGCACGAGTAGGAGATGGTAAATCAAGTTGAGCCCACAAAGCCTGCAAGAATAGTTTAAAATCGTCTCTAAGCAGGTCTAATGTGTTCATAAAAATTAGTTAATACCGACAAGTTCAGATAAACCAAATTCAGGTAGTGTAAATTTAACTGAACCTAACCCGAATTGTATTCTACCTCCACGTTGACGGGCTTCAGCAGCTCGTTGCTGTAATCGTTTCTTTTCTTCAATTTGAGCTTGAGCTGCAATAGCAGATTCAAACGTACCTGCTGAAGTAGATTCAGGTTGAATTACATCACCAGCGATAGGTATTTCACCTGCAACAGTTTCACCAATTTGAGCTGCCGCTTCTTGATAATCACCACGACCAAGTGCTTGAGTTATACCTGGAACTGCAAATGCAGCTGGTATAAAAGGTAAAACGTTCATGTGAGCAGAGCCTCTTTTAAAATCAAAAAGGCTACGCATACGTGGTGACAGTTTAACATCTTTAACCATACTTTCAGGTATGCCTAAATCTGAAGCCAATCTACGTGTACCTTCTGGAGTCATAACGTCAGGTTCAGTCAGACGTTTTGATAGATCGACTTCAGTTGCAATACTAGGATCTCTAGCAATAGCTTCTAAGGCAACAGCGTTAGGGGATGCTCCAATAGAAGCTAATTCAGGTGTAACTTCAATAATTCCACCTTGAGATGTATATTTACCAGCTAATTCTTCAGCAGTAATAGCTGTATCAACAGTTGCTTCTGCTTGACTTGCAACGTCAACACCTAATGGAGGTTTTAATGCAGCATCTAAAGTATGCACACCACCTTGGTGAAATGGTTTAAAAATACCTAAAGCATTTTCGTCAACATTTCCAGGACGTAGTTGTACACCACGTTCAACTAAAAGATCGCTAACACGTTTATCATATTCCTCCCATTGAGGAGCTGTAAATTCAATAACTTGGTCAGCGTATTGTTTGATACCTAGACGGTGATGCGATTCAATCATTGACGAAACAGCTGCCAATTCAGGAAACTGTTTATTGGCAAGACGCCAAGCGTCGTGAGTTAAAGGTTTACCAGTACCTAAAAGTTGACTAAGGTTAACATTAAACTGTTTGACAGCTTTTTTAATGTTTTTGTTAACACGTTTAATCTGTTTAGCGTCAGTAAGACCTTCCCGAGCTTGAACATATTCCCGTTCACGATCTAAATATTTAGCAAGTTCCTGGATTCTGACACTGATCTGCTCCGCTTTAGTCCCAGAGACCTGATCTAGTGTATCTATAAATCGTTGTAGCGAAGCTTCTCTAGCATCAATGTTCACGTAATGTACTCCATAATTTTACGTTCTCTAGGCGTATGCCCAAAAGTCTGCCTCATCCACGTGAGCCAGTTATTCGTTCCTTTGTTCTGATTACATTTCCTGCAGGATGGTACCAAGTTTCTCGTTGTCGTTTCTCCTCCATAAAAACGAGGTATAACGTGATCAAGAGTAAGTTCATGTAGTTCATAATGTTCTCCACAATAGACACATTGACAGTTGAAGTGTTCCTTGATGGCTTGACGCCATAGCCGTTTCGCTTCAGGGCTAGTCATGGTTATTAGATTTTGCAGGTAGTGATCAGGACTGGGGAGCAGCGGGGTCATGCTTTCTTGCCTTTACGGGCTCTATTCTTAGATGCAATTTCAAGGGTTGTAGATCCATCCTTTTTGTGGGATACATCTTTACCATCTCCATTACCATAGGTGCCACGTTTACGATTCTCTTTGTTGAGTTCGGTACGTTTCCGTATCTGTAAGGCGCTACTATCATACTTTTTTTGGTATGATTTGTAGTTACCGTTGGCGTATTTTGGTCCGCTGTGGTTAGACTTTCGGGCCATACAACCTCCGCTGTACTAGTTCTGGATCAACTGTTGGCATAATAGATACCAACTTATCAAGAGCATTACCCTCAAGGGCAACACCACTGATGTCATTTTTGGCTAGCCAGTCACACGCAGCCTTAAGGTCTTGCGTAGAAGCTTCACCGCTTTTGATTCGATTGAGGAACTCGGTTGTGACGAGGTTGTGAAGCTCGTTAAACTGGTCCTCAGTTGCTTTTTTCTTCATTTGTCAAAGACACAATAGGTACGATGTCGTGACACAGTACCTCTACACGTGAACCGGGTCTAAATGTAAACCCAGCTTTCATAATCTCCGTACATTTAAGTGCACGTACAAGCTCATAATCTAACCTCAGTTTCTCCTCGTGTCGCTTAGCTATCTGTTTACACTGCTCAATCATCCCACCATCCAAAGGAACGGAGAAGTTAAGCTGCATACCATAGTTATTATTGCGAGTGTAGCCTTGTGGCAACGTGTCGTTACCCATGTAAAACGGGGAAACAGTCATTGTCGATCCATTACACGAGTTACCGCCGGTAAACTGCTGTCTACTGGGTGCACCGTTGTTCTGGAATTGTACTGCTTGGTTTGTTACGTTACCTGTAGCTGCAGCAATAGGATTAGCACTGTTGCTAACCGTAGGAGTTTCAGCAAATGCTGGTCCTACTGAGAGAAGACAGAAAGAGAGGTAGTAGTAGAGGTAGTTTCGATGTCTCTGGTGATGTCGATTGTTTCGATAATCCCGGCTGCTCGTGTCACAGTCTCCAGTTGGAACTGTTCGCCAACGGTGTGGACGGACCAAGTAGCCGAAGAATCTGTGATGTCGGTGCTGGGTGTTACGTTTGTTCCAGACCATGATGAGTATGCACCACCGTACACTTCAGTTGCGATAGTTTCGGTGATGTTTTGAGTGGTGGTAGTGGTAGCCTGCATACTACCTTGGGTAAACTGAGGAGTCACAGTTTGTGCCATCGCCCCAGCGGGAAACAGCAGAAGCAGAATTAGGAATTTCATAGTTGGGTTTTGTCCTTTTGATCTTTAGGGCGAGAGATTCCATACGATGCCAACGTTCCAGATAGCAATGAGGCTACGAATGTTGGATCCATCTTCTGTAGCATTCCCATGTATGATGCAGTCAATACTCCTGCACTCCATACAAGCACAAGAGCTTTTACAATTTCACTGAAGAAATCATGAATGAAGTTCTTCGTTGTCTGCATGTTTCTGTTTACGGGTGAGTAGTTTCTTGATAAGAGGTTTCAAGACGCTCACTGTCCGTTTAAAGATTGCAGTAGCTGTAAGGGTGGCTGCAACGGAGACAGTAGCTGTCGTTGTAGCCGTAGCCAAGATCTCGTTACTCGGTAAAGGTACGGTAATATCAGTACCAGGAATATCGACGTAACGGACCTGTGACGGGACTGGTGGTGGTTTAGGGATAGGAGGAGTTACAGGTTTAGGTGCTGGTTTCTCCTTCGTTTTCTCCTCACTGTTAACACCGCGTACACCCGGAGGTGGACGAAGGTCGTTAGGAGGCACTACAAGCGGCTTGTAGGTGGGTAAAGTGGCTCGTGGGACCTCCAGTACCGGACGGGGTAGTAGAGGCGGCTCAGGGAGCCTTAGAACCGGCAGTACCGGTGGTGCTCCCAAGTCCATCAGCCGCCGAAAAGACCACGCTCGATAAAATCAACGGCTTGGTCGTCAACAGTGTTATCAGATTGCTCAGCCAGTTTGCGGAGCATGTCAACAATCAATCGCTTAACTTTGTCGCTACCAAGGAACGACATAAGAACGGGACGGATAAGTGCAATCATTGTTCTTAAAAAGGGTAATGTTTACTGTTGCCAAGGCACACCAGTTGCCTTAGTCGGTGAACGCTGTTCGCTCAAGGATGCCAGAACGGCACCCTCAAGCTTTTCAACAGCTTCCTCACCTAGTTTGGTTTTAACCCAACCAACCACAAGCTCTTCAGTCAGATCCTTAAACGGAATCAGTTCACCTTCAGGTTCATCAAGCAACACTGCATCACTACCGTAGGCAGAGTACGTGTCATCACGACCATCAAGATAAAAGACTGCGGCTAGCACACGGCCATCAGCCACGTTACGTTCCAGTTGGGTAATTTTCCAGGTAAGTTGAGCGGACATAATCAGTCAATCATTCAGTGGGAAGAAGGGGACGACCAGCGGCAACAGAAGCCTCAAACGGTGCGAGATCCTCAGTAGTCCACCAATCTTTTGCAAGCATCAGTTCAAGATGCTCAACATTGCGACGAAGAGTATCAACCTCGTCATCATCGCGGGTATCTTGTGCGACAAGGGCATCGACAAGAGTCACGCTGTCAAGAGACGCAGTGTAGTAAAACGCTACGTCTTCAGCGGTGTATTCAGGAGTTTCAGGCATTTTGATTAAGGTTTAGGTGTTGAAATTTTAGCTGCAGCAATGGTATCCTTCCAAACGGTAGTGCCATTGACTTGATCGTGGTAGAGCATGTCTAACTGATCACCAATTGACGGATATGCTGCTATTCGATTTTGAAACCATACTTTTTGACGACCTTCATCTGTTTGCTCATCAAAGAACAGAACGTTGCGAATGTCGGAGTCAAACTTAGCGTGGTCAAATGTTACGGTTTGAGCTTCCTCGTTGTAGATAAGGCAATCACCAGAGAACCATTCAAGCTCTTCAGAACTAAGATCTGTAATGGTATATTCAAAACTAGTTGTAGCATTAGTTGGGATGTCCTCTTGACGCTGAACATAAGTCCATTCGCTACCAACTTTAAAAGCAAAAATAGTTTTCATGTTACTTGACTCCATAGATTTGGTATTGCAGCAAAGCTTCTTCGATATAAAGGTACCAAGTTGAAGAACCAGAGGTTGTCACGCCGGACCAAGCTGTTTCCTGATACACACCCTCAGATGCGCCACTACCGTTGTTTTCGCTATATGCTTCAATAAAAACATTGGAAGTATTAAGTCCTTTCAGAGTCAGCTTCCAAACTTTGTCCAAATCATTATTGCCATTAGAGCCGTAATACAAGACGTTTGTAGAAGGGTTATAAGCTGCGGTTTGATAATATGGCGAAGTGTCAAGATAACGCCGCCAATATCTACCCGATCTAGTGTTTACACCCGTATTAGTCGTGTTAGAAGTAGATAAATGAGGACCGTTTCTGTTGGAAGAATTAGTTGCCGGATCATTATGGCAAATCATGTATACAGCCTTATAATCGCTAATATCAATATAGCTATTAGCAGCTTTGGATGCTCCGTCTTCAATCAGTTCATAAATAACTCCACCATCTGCCCAATACCCTTCACCTGAGGAGTCTGCGGTGAGAACCTGACCAGTGGTCGGTGTACCGCCGTTATCCTTAAGGACGAAGTCAATGCCAGGGATACGGAACTTAGTAATGGAGGTATTACCAAGAGTAATTTCGTTAGAGACGGTTTGTGTAGAAGGTTGAGCTTCCGAGCCAATGACAACGTTGTTAGAGCCTGTAGTTATACCACCAAAAGCCGATCCAGAGGCTTCAAATCCAATAAAGACATTGTTAGACCCAGAAGTTAACGTCTTTCCACCTTCGGCTCCAACTACAGTATTTCTGTAGCCATTACTGATGTTATACCCGCTATTTGCGCCAATAAACACACAGTTTCCCGTGCTTGAAACGCTAGTTGTACCACGACCGGCTTGGTAGCCAACGCAGACGTTGCTAGCACCTTTAGCGCCATAGTAACCAGCTCCTGTGCCGACATTGACCGTATTAGTGTTTGTGCCGTAATAACCAGCTTCGTGGCCAAGAAATGTGTTGTTACCGCCGGTGCTACTCCATCCGGCTTGGTAGCCAACAGCAGTACTGCCTGCACCTGTTGTATTGCTATAAAGAGCGTTAAGTCCTATGCCTATATTTTGAGATCCAGTTGTGGTTAAGTTTAGAGAATATGGACCAACTCCAACATTGTAAGTTCCGGTTGTCAGCGAGGTAAGAGCACTAATGCCAATGGCAGTATTTGCGCTCCCAGTGCTACTACCAGAAACACCAGTAAGAGCACGTCTACCAACTGCAGTATTGTTACTGGCGCTATTATACTGACCAGCGCGTGAACCAATAAGTGTATTGTTGTCATTGGTGGTAATGGCTTGTCCGGCAGCATATCCAAGACCTGTGTTCTCTTGACCACCAGATGCCAATGAATTTAAGGTGCCAAGGCCAAGACCAACGTTTTCATTAAATTGAGTAGTACCGTCACTCAACCCGTCAATATCAGTAACCCCACTAGTACCACTACTAGCAGCAGTAATTCGACCTTGAGCATCAACCGTGATATTAGCAGTAGTATAGCTACCAGGACTTACTGCAGTATTATCCAGTGAAATAGTACCAGAGCTAGTGATAGGACCACCAGTCAATCCAGTACCAGTACCAACGCTAGTTACAGTACCAACACCAGCAACTTGTGTATCAACGTAATTTTTAGTTGCAGCGTCTTGTGCAACCGTAGGATTACTAACGTTAACGATCTTATTGCCGTTTACATTCAGCTCATTGTCAATGTTGACCTGATTATTGCTGTCAAAGATGTTGAAACCGTTAGTATCTAGGTTCTGGATAAGGTTGGGGAAGGACAGTGAACCACTTCTAAACGTAACCCGTGCACGTTGCTGATCAACTTCATACGTCGCATCAGTGTTTTGGTCACCACCAATACGGAACTTACCGTTGTGGTCAGTAATAGCGGTCCAAATAGCACCGTTATTAAGAACAATGGTTTGACGATCTTCAACAGGTACACCATTAGGCGCAGTACCTGCGGTTGCATCAGCAGTAACAGGGTCATCAGCACCAACCAAGAACGTACCAGTAGCATTCTCAGGCAACGCACGGTAGTCAGTACCAGAACCGACGTACTCCATCGTGTGACCGCTAGAAGCGATCTGGGAACGAAGGAAGAATTGAACAGCAGCATCATCAGCCACTGCACCGTTAAGACCAAGGTTGTTAGAACGGTTAGCAGGATCAGGACGGCTGATCTCTACAGTCCAACCATCACCACCCTCACTATCAGTACGGGGAGTAGCAGACAGAATCGGGTAAGTAATACCGTTAACCACGACCAACATATTGGGTTGTGGTCGGTTAGCATTACCGTGCCAGCTAGCATCTGCATCTGGTTGGTTGATGTTAAAGGTAGTAGCTAGATCATTAGCAGCACCATCAACGTTAGAGGTGAAAATGTTGGTAGTAGAACGACCATCAGCAATCAACGAATAACGACCAAAGTCGGACGTAGATGCAGCAAGGTTAGCCTGACCGCCATTCAAACACTTCAGGTGATAGTGCGTAAAGAACGCATAGCTAGACGTAACCTGGGTGTAACCGTTGTTAGTAACAAAGATACCAGGACCGTTAAGCGCAGTGTGGGTGTAGCTATCGCACACCATAGACCGCAGCGGGGAGTTAGCATCAACGGTATCACCGTCAATAAGAATACCACCACCAGCAAAACCATCCGAGTCAAGGTCACCAGCAGCACCCTCACCCGGCACATGCGGAGTGAAGTCTACGTTGTTGATCTGACTATCTGAGAAGTTAGTACAGTTTTGGATGTACGGAGACTTACGAATGGTTGCACCGGGGAAGAATGCAAAGTTCCAACCTTGGTCAGTAGGAAGACCAAACGTAGCGTCAGTATCAAGGGAGTTACCACCACGGGTACCACCACCTTTCATGCCTTGAAGGGTGAGGTTTTGAATATAAGTACCACTGTTCACTTGGAACATGGTCCGCAATTCATTAGCCTCAGGCGTGTCTACATCGTAAGCTGCCTGTACAGCGGTGTCCTCAAGCGTACCAGTACCTGTACCAGCGCCAGTAGCAGTAAAGACCGTACCAACAACGTTATCAGGCGCACCAATAGCAGTAAAGTCAGTAGTACCAACAAAACGAATCCGATACTCACTGCCGTTAACAGCAGCGGTAGCAGCAGTTACACCAATGGCGGGATGAATGATGCAGTTACGCAACGACGTACCGACAATAGATACATCGTTTTTTTCAATCGTAATGGGAAATTCTTCACCATAAATGCCAGGTGCAACAATGATCAAAGAACCGTTACCAACAGCATCGGTTTCTGCGTTGATCTGATCCATAGCGGCTTTGATAGTCCGCTTAGGGTTGCTGATACGGTGACCAGCAAGACTGTCATCACCATTAATAGCATCAACGTAGACAACCTTAGCCAATTCGGTAAAGGCACCACCGGATGCAACAGCTACCCAAGCGCTACCATTCCAAATAGAAACGGTCTTATCTTCGTCGTTTTGAAGCCAGGTCTTACCAACTTCCCAGTCAGAACCAGTCGGAGTCGTGGTTTGAACAATGGTGTCAAACTGGCGCTCAGCTGCACTAGCAGTGAAGATGTTATTGTCAGACGTAGTTACAGAAGGTTGTTCAGCATAGGTAATAATATCATCATTATTAATCTTACTGAAATCAATAGAATTGTCAGCAAGACCAAGAGTGATAGTACCGTCACCATCATCAGTTACGGTGATACCGGTACCATCGGTACCAATGTCATTGGTGATAACAAAATCAAGACGGTCATCAATAGCTGCAGTAGTGGCAATCTTGGTATCATTACTGACCCAAGTGTTTCCGTCATACAAAGTGTTATCAAAACGATCCCAATAGTTATCAAGGAGGTATTGATAAACTTCATCCGTCACACCTTGGCAGTTAGCCTCTTGAATGGCATAACGGAGTTGTTCAAAGTTCTTGTTCAGGTCATCTGAACGAATGGCAGAGCCAGGGTTAAACAACGCCCGGATGTCATCAATACTCGTGGTACGTCTAATCCTGACGTTATCTACCGAAGATTCGTTGGGGTCAACAGGAGTAGCAGGGGAGGGTGGCGCTGTACTAGTGAACTCAACAATGGTGGGATTAGCATCAGTAACTCGCCAGGGATAGGTGGCATCAGTCGTAGCCTTTACGTCCCATTCTTTAGTTGTAGCGTTCCAAAAGGAAACTTCGATTTCAGTTTTAAAAAGATACGGGAAATCAAATGAAAATTGTGTCGTTGATCCATTACCTGCTTGAATTGTTTGTACGTCAGCGCACGACATTGTTTTAATTAATTACGAATGTTTAAAAGTTCACCGGCAATGTTTGCCTCTTCTGTTAGTTCTTGTTCAACTTGACGTTGTTCAATACCAACAATAGTTTCTTGATTCAACCCAGCAAACGCAAAGTCTTCAGCTGCACGTTTAGCGTCTGAAAGCCGAACATGAAGATCATGCCATTTATCAAGAGAAGCTTGATCAGACGTTACACCTTGACGACGCAAGGAACGCAGCTTAGCAATACTATTCCAATCACCAGCGTCCCTCATGATCTCATTAACAGAGTTCTTAAAGTATCCCTGTTCACCCATAAGACGGAACAGCTGGGAACGCTCGTTAGCTTTTAGTTTAACACCGTTTCTGGTTTTAAAGGTGGTGCTCATATCAAACTCAATAGCTTCCAAGAACTTTTCTTCATCAGATTGTTCAGCATGAATTTTGATAGGGCTGTAGGCATTCCACACACGTTGCAGAAGACCATAACCATTAGCCTTTTCACCAGTTACAGGACTGTAAATGTAAGGTTGACGATTAGCAGAATCAAGAGCACCAGTGATAAACCTGTTACGGTTCTCCAATTGACTGAAGAAATCACCTTCTACTTCTTTCAAACCTTCAGAAAAAATACGTGACCATTCACCACGTTGACCAGCCAAAGGACCAAGACTGTTGACAAAACCTGCACTCCACCTGGAAATAGCACCTTCGTTACCTTCAAGAATATCCATCAAAGGCTTAACACTAGACAAACCAGTACGGTCTGTAATGGAAGCACTGAGGATAAACATGGCTTTACCAAGGAACTTCTCAGTCAAAGCTTCACCAAGCATGTCAAAGTTGTCTGCCACGTTAGCGACAAACGCCATCCAATCAGCCAACGGACCCATAGCTTCGTAGCTGTACCACTTACCATCTAGACCTTTGATAGTACGCTTTTCCCAGTTAGAGTTTTGTTCACGAGAACGCTGTGCTTGACGATCATAAAGACCGTCACCACGAAGGCGATCATTCATGACAAGACCAACAGCACTGGTTACTGCCAGAGCACCCACTGCCTTACGTCCACGAGTAGTGTACTTAAGATCAGCAAGTCTGGTTTGTTTAGCAATAGTATCCATGTTGTCTACGTTGATGTTACGTGCACGAAGCAGCTCATCAACACGGACTTCATCACTAAAGAGATCTTCCAACTTAACGTAAGCTAATTCGTTTACATCACGTTGGAACGGCTGCCAAGGACCATACTTACCACCAATATCAATAATGTTCATACCCGTAGTGGGGAACATGAGGAAAGGTCGCATACCAGGAATAGTCCTGACAAGATCAGAAACACCTTGAGCCAAAGGAGTATCAAGGTTAAGTGCCATTTCGCCAGTAGCGTATTTGACAGCTTCGTCTTTAATCATTCCACTTTCATCAAACATTTGCTTATAATATTTATCAGCAATAGGCTTGACGGTCTTTTTAGTAATAGGTTGATTAGTAGCAATCAACTCATCCATAGCACGGAAACGTGACTCAGCGGCTGCGTTAAACACACCAGTGAATCCGTCCAAAGCAGTCATGGCATTACTACCGAAACGCAGAACAGGATCCTTACTAAGATCATTCAACATCTCAATTTGATTGACGATGTACTGAAGACCCTCGTTACCTTCTGCTGCTTGGGTACGTGCTGCTTCTTTCAAGAAGTCCAACTCACGTTCAGATTGCATAAGCAAATCAATACGTGTAGCAGAACGGACTGAATCAGGTTCTTTAGACGCTTTCATAAAGATGTTGCCAGCATACGGCATTGCCTTTTGAAGCGTTTCACCAATAGAACTGTAAGCAACCCAACCACGTTGGACAGCTTTCAGATCACCAGCAAGCACAGAGCCAGCAAAGTGAGAAATAGGTTGAGAAATAATTCCACCGAAGTTACCTGCCAATGCTTGAATAGGAGTACCAAATGCAGACAACATAGAGTTGTAAACATTAGACCAAACACCAGCCAGGAGTTTGTTTTCAACTTCAGGGTTGATGTTAACAATACCTTTACCAAGGTCAACGGTCATCCCATGGATGTACTTATTCATTTTGACAATGGTATCAATCTTACCATCAGTCAACTCATAAGCCATCAGGAATTGATCCATCAACTGAGGTTGATTAGTAGCGATCTGCCGCATAGTATTAGCAAACCGTTGGGAATCCTCAAAGATCTTTTGAGCTACTTCACCAGCACCATCAACCGTAGATTGGTTGTAACCTTGAATGTTCTTAAATCCATTCTTAACGAGTTGGACAAGATTCATCTTACGGTTCTTGTAGTACTTAGCAGAACCAGCAAGTTGAGTCACGTACTGCATCAAGTCAATAACTTTGTCTTGAGCTGCTTCCACAGCAGCAGTACCTTCAACCATCCGAGCACCTTCAGAAAGGTCAGAGATGCGTCCAGAAAGGCTTCCAGCAAGCAGGGACTGAGCCCGTGCTACATCCATACTGGTAAGGTCTGCACCGAAGCCACGGAGGGCTTTAGCAGCCATAGCAAAGCCTTCCTCTGCCATCACTTCTTTACCGGAATCATCACGAGTAATGAACGGTTCAAGAACTTGACGGACATCCTCTTTGCTCATGCGAGGATCAAAGAGTTGAATAGCAAGGTCTTCGTTAGCATTAACAACGTCTTTAAACGATACCTTCCAACCTGCACCTTCCATACCAATCTCACCAGCTTGCTTAAGCTGATCAGCAAGACCAAGAACAATGTCCTGAGCATTGTCACCACTCTTAAGCGCAAACTTAAGGGCAGGTTCAGAAAGCATGTTACCTAGACGACCATACGTAGTATCTAAGTTTTTAGCGATACGTGCAGAGTCAATAGCAGCACCAACGACACCAAAGTCGTCAACAGTACGCACACCGACTTCACCGTAGTCAAACAGGTCATGAACACCCCGCAGGGCTACGTCAGCGTTTGGGTTTTCAGAAAGGTTATAAAAACCAACTTCGTCCAACGCTTCCTCTTGTCGGATAGCAGATTCTAGGACTGCTTCTTCAGGATCAGCGGAAGTAGGTTTAGGAGAATTAGACTCTAGCCACTTACGTGCTTGAGGGGTTTCACCGACCAAACGGTTAGACTTCCTAAGGCTACTAGAAGCGTTAGCAAGTGAAGCAACAAACTTATAAGCACCTTGGGCAAGACTAATAAAAGTCCCCATGCCAAGATCCTCATAGATGTTTTTCATCCGTTTGGTATCAACATCATCATCCTTCATCGTTGCCAGACTATCAGGAATCCAGTCAAAGATTTTAGGGAAGGATTGTTTCAGACTACCAGTAATGTTTTCTTCTTCGTACTCACTGCTAACGGCACCAACGCCAAGACCAGCAAGTGACTCAACACCAAGAGTACCAGCCCATTTAACAAAGGCATTGTTACCAAGAGACCAGCCAACACGGGTTTGTGCAGCTGCTCCACCTGCCATACCAAGTCGTGAAAGACCAAGTGTAGGGAGAACAACTGAAGAGATTTCTCTCAGTGCTTGTAGGTGTTCAGTTTCAAACTGTTTAAGCTTCGGAAAAGATTGCCCAGAAACTTTGTTAATAACATCTACGCCAAAGTCCAACATACCTGCTTGGGCAGCAAATGCACCCTCAGCAGTTTGTCTAGCGTAATCGGCTAAATCGTAACCAGGTTCCCAAGGAAATTGTTGTTCTTGCTCTGCCGTAGCAGGAGCGGGTTGTTGAGGTTGTTCAGGTTGTCCTCCCGTGGGAGTAGTCATTCCAGCTTCTGCCTGAGCGGCTTGAGCTACCTCAGCTTCTTCAGCCTGGCGCTCAAGCTCCATCTCAGCCTGCAACTCTGGGGAGAGCTCCATTTCACCTGGATCAACCCTAAACATCTCTGTAGGATCGTATTCCATAGTTTAGTTACTTAATTTTGAAGGGATTCATCCCCATTTGTCTAAAGAATTCGTGATACCACGCAGCTTCGTGCTCAACTGGAAGGTTAAGTGGAGGGGCAATATCAAGAGCCAAACCAGATCCATGAGCACCTGGATCACCAGGACGCAGTTCACTAGTTATGCGATAAGGTTTACCACTAAAAGGATCGATAGTATTAGATGCTAACTGTTTCAGAGCAGCTACATCCTCTTTAGTTTTGAGTTGAGCATGTACGTGTTCGTTAGCACCACTGTGCAATGCTGCATCGTAAAACACAGCAGCTCCATCACTACCACCTCTATAGGTTTTCATTGCTTCGTTGCCGTGAACCAGCTGTACCATTTTATTGGTAAAACCATTTCGTTGCATACCTTGCAGTGCTTCTAAACCACCACCATATTTATACATGGCAATAGCAAACTCTTTCTGTTTTTTAAGCAAAGCCGGTCCAACAAAACCTTGGTCAGCAAAGAAAGAAATAGCAGCGGCTACAGGACTACCACTACGTTCCATCAAATCAGCATACTTAGCTACAACTTCAGGAGTGTAGTTACCGTGAGTTTCAGACAATGCAGACAAGTAAGAAGGATTGATACCTGTTACTTGTGCATCAGTTTGAATAGTAGCACCCATGTTATTAGGTACAATAGCAGGGTTAAACACGTTAGAAGTGCCTAAACCACGTGCAGACCTATTAACACTAGGGGTTTTATAAAGTAGTTTCTGGAAAGAAGGGCTGACAGTTTGTTGAACAGAAGACAACGACGGTGGAGCTTGAAGAGGAGGGATGTTGTGTTGAGCCAGTTGAGCGTTAATAATAACCATAGGATCAAGACCATTAGACATAGAAGCCACAGCCAGTACGTCTTGAGGTACAACAAACCCAGGTTTACCGTAAGTATCTACTATCTGTTTTGCCTCAGGAACAGTAATGATTGCATCTTTGGTATTAATAGTAGTTTGAATACCGTTAGTTTTAACGTTTTGCTTAAGAGTGTCGTAACGACGATTAGCTTGTTCAACAGCGCTTAGCATCCCTTTATTAAGATTAGGGAAGGTAGCTGCACCACCGGGAGCATCAGGTTTACGATACCAAATACTATCTTTGTTACGTGCACCTGCTTTAACTTCTGCATCCAACTGTTGACCGATAGTAGTAGCTGCTTGGTTAAAATCAGCACCACCTGCAACAGCTTGGTCTACACGCTTACGATATTCAGCACGAACCATCGACTGCAAGAATACACTCGCAGCTGTGTTAGGTTTGTTAGTTCCGTATGCCGTTACACCATTAGCAGTGTTTTTAAAAGCATCAGAGGTCTCTTTATAAATACCAGAGTTGTAACGTTCTTCCTGTGCGGCATAACGACGTTGAAGCTCTTTACCAAGTTCTATATCTACAGCAGAACCAGCAGCGACAGCTTCACGAGTTAGGAATCCGTTAGGGATGGCTAGATAACGGTCAGCTGCTTCTTTCTTTTCAATAACTTCATTAGTAAAAGAAGATTGAAATTTAGTAATCTCACCAGGGACTTTACCGTATGTATTGCGGAAGAACTCAACAGCTTTATTAGCGTTTGCTTGTGTAGGATCGTCAGTAAGACCTTGAAGGATGCGAGTAGAATCTTTAGTGTAAGCTAGGTTATCAATAGTAATAGCTAGTTTATCAGCTTTAATCTCCGCTTCAACCCGGTTCTGTTTAATTTTAGACCACCGAAGAGGCCATTCTTGGTCAAAAGTTTTACCGTTAGCTTTAAGATCAGCTTGCCTGATCATTTCTAAAGGAATAGCAAAACCAGTGTTATCAGCATTACGTGCAGTAGCAAGCTTTTCCCAGTTGTTCAAAGCCCCTTCATTACCCAAAGTTGGGTTATCCTGCCACATTCTAAACACCGTAACGGCATTAGCAGGAAAATCTACAGGATTACGTACAGCAATATTAAACGCCTGCTCTTCTGAAATAGCATAGGCGTTTCTGGTTTCTACTTGACTAGCAGCTTTGGCTTTGGTTTGAATAAAACGATCAGCAGCTTGTAAACCAGGCAGAAGCATACGGGGTTCAAACCGTAAGTTCTTATCTACAATAAATTTATTTAGAAGAGCTTGACCTAAATCACGGGCAAACCTAGGATTATTTCTAGCTTCTGCAGCAGTAACAGTCCTACCTTCGTATTGAAATGTAAGGTTTGGATCATTTAGAGCATTCTCATAAACCTGAGGAAACTGGTTTTCCAGCATGTAGTTCGCACTGGCTTTATTAGTCATGTGCGTAACTGCTGGGCTAGCTACCCGGCTTCGAGCAACAGCGTTTGGTTCAGCGCCCTCCGCTTCTTGCTGCCTTAGATTACTTGCATATTCTTCTTGCTGAGTGGTAGTCAGAGCACGTTCAATGTTAACGTAATCTAAACTTTTTTCTTCATCAAGACCTGCAATAGCTTTAGCCGTATCGTTTTCGTATTTCTTTTTCTCTTGATTTGCTTGAACTGTAGCAGCAACTTGAGCAGCAGATTGGCTAAATTTAGCAAGACCACCAAAGATAGCCTCAGTTTCTTTGATGTTTATGTTAGCTTGTGCAGCTTGAGTTTTTGCATCAAGTTGAGTTTGAAGGGCTTGGGTTTGAAGATTCTTTTGTTGAATCTCAAAGTTTTTAGCTTCCTGCTGCCTCGCATAGTTAGCATCTTCCTTCATTGTTTGAAGGATTTGCTGACGTTGCTCCATTTCAGAACGCCTGTTGCGTTCCATATTCTGAATAACCCGGCTGCTTTCTTGCTGCATCCGGGAGATCTCTGCTCTACTCAGTTGGATAGGACGAAAACCTGAATCCGGTGTAGAGGGTCTGTGTTTAATTCGTGCCATAATTACGGTTTCTTAAGACTAGCCATAGTACTACCCATAGTACTAGCAGCAGAGCTGATACCAGATATAATGGGAGCAAAGGTACTCTGCATCACAGGAGCAGCAACTGCACCAGGTATAACTTCCATAGGTTTAACAAAGACACGAACAGGCGGTTTAATCGGAGCAGGTGAATAAGCAAGTTTCTCCGGTCGAATCATTGTCTGAGCAACAGCATTAATATCAGCACCGTACTGACGAAGAGCAATGTCTTTCTTATTACGAAGAGACTGATTAACAGCACTTGCAATGTCAGCGTCAAGGACACGCATATTAAACTCAGTGTCTTGTACAGCATTAAGTAGACCAGTTTCAATTCTGGTACGTTGAACACCCAATTGAGTTTGAGCCAACGAGGTATCAATACCTGCTTCCATCAACTGCATTGCTGCTTGACGTTGACGACCAGACAAAGAAGCTTCTAGTTGTGCCATACCACGGTAGAACTCTGCCACAGTAGATTGTCTGCCTTTAGCACGGCTTGCTTGACGCAGTTCTGCACGACCTTCGGCTCTCATTTTGTCAACAAGAGCTGATTCTTTTTTAAAAGCAGTTTCTTCAGTGTACTGTTGAAGAGCTTGTTGAATAGACAGCTGACCTAATTTACCTTTAGCGGTAGCTGCATTAAACTCTGCTTGGGTAGCATAGCGGTTGATGTCCCCTTCAAACAAAGTTTTTTTAAGAGCTGCAATTTGATCTTCACGTTCAAACATTTGTTGAGTGAAGATACCAGTCAATGCAGCATCTTCTGCAGCATAAGCTTGTTGAGCACCAAGATCATTAAAATCAAGCTGCTGCGCTTCGATAGTCAGATCACGTTGATACTGCCTAAGCCCTTGAAGATATTGGAAATCATCAATTTCGTTGGTACGATTCCAAGCTTGAAGAGCAGATTCCCACTGATAGTTGTATTGATTAGTGTAGTTAATCTTATCAGCGTCGAATACTCGTCGGTTGTACTCGTTAGTTTTGTTAGCAATTTCTCGCTGAACACGATTCTGCTCGTCGTAGTTTTGTTGAGCAGTTCGGTTTTGTTCAGAGGCTTGCTGAGATCCAGCAACACCCCCAATGATGCCAGTTAAAGCACCTATGCCTGCAAAAACAGCGGCGACTGCCATCGTCAAGCCCTCCTATAGAATCGTGGTGAATAGTTTCCTTCCCACATCATCGACACCAACGATACAGGGTACGGTAAGTTACTTGTCACTTTAAGTTCAAAATTAGTATTACGTTGATGAATAGGAACGGTAAACTGACGTTCAGATACAACAGGACTGCTGTCACCAGCATAGTAATCAGCAATAGCTGTGTGTTGCACATCAATCCATTCCTTTCGACCTGTAGGTCTCAGTTTAAACTTGACTGCACCAGTTCTACCAATGGAGAACACAACTCTGGAAATAGTCAGAGCAGCAGTAAAGTCAGTTGTAGTAGGGTTCCTTCTATAATAGAACTTAGGTAATGTTGCTTCTAGGTCATAACCATAGCCAACAATTATACCATCAGCATAATTAGTGAAGTTACCTTTTACTTCGAAGTACCGGTAATTAGTACCACTTTCTGTACGCTCATATGCTGTAGCATAGTAACCAGCATCAGCATCAATCTCTGCATCTGTACCGTCATCAGCAGTAGGAACAGCAAGTAGCATCACTGCCTCAGTCTGTTCAAACGGAGTGTAAGGTACATAGATCTTAGTTAGATCATTAGTGGAGTCATATACAACCGCGTCTACGGTGCCTGGGTCGGGCGAGACGGGGCGTGTAGCCATGTCTAGGCATGAGTTACCCAGAATGTCATTAGCGGTTGCTACAACGTCTCCTGTGGGGATCTCGTCAAGGGTGATGCGACCAAGTGTGTACTCATCCTCATGCTGTGAAATGACGATAACAGCGTCGTTAATAATCTTAGCAGTTTGAATAGTACCAGGAAGTTGCCACTTAGTCCACGCTTGGAAAAGATCTTTCTCCCCGTTGTTGTAATAACGATAAAGATAAAGATAAGATGTGCCCCTGTCAATCAGCATGATAACTGAGTTCTGAGGACTGACAGTTAGACCATCAACTCCCTCAGGAATCCATTCAAGTACCACCTTACTGATGTCCACCACAATGGGGTTCTGTTCAATGTCCCTTAGTTGAAGAGTAAAGAGTTTACTGTAACCAGGTACACTGTTAACAAAGGCAGCAGTAGTACCAACATCAACAGGTGAAATGTTGGTGTTCATTTCGTAGTTAGAAATAGAACGTACAACTGCAGAGTTAGGTGTTAACGTACTACCATCTGTGGTGAAGATTTGGAACTGTTGACGTTCAGAGAAGACAATTAAACCTTGAGGAGACGGAAGAACATCGGACAAAGTAACAGGTCTGATGCTAGACACGTTCAAATCAATGGGATCTGAATCAACTTCAGTCAGTGCAGATTTAACAAAGAAGTTGTAAGCATCGTTAGCTACACTAAAGTTGATGTTATCTGCAGACAGGATGCCTAGACGATCATTGTAAAAGAAAGTACAATTAATTGTATTACCAATAAATGCAGGCACTGGACTGGTAACGTCATCACCAGCAGCGCGAGGGAGCCAAGTAATTTGACCAAAGGTAAAAGTAGTGTCTCCAGTGTTGACCAACTCATGAGGCATGGTTGATGCATTTAAACCGGAAGATACATCCCTGGCTACAGTTTCTTTCCAATAACCACGACCACGTTGACTGTTGTAAGCTTCATAAATAACGTGATAGTTGTCTTCAGGACCATCGCTATTCAGGATTTCAACTTGATGTCCGTGGAAAGACTCATTAGGTAGTTTTGCAACAGTGACGATTTCATCAGTAAATGCTTCAATAGCATCATTACTAAGACCACCTCTAGCAGAAATACTAAAAGCTAAAGGAGTGCCATCATCGGTGAACGTCCCATCAGCGTGTTGGTAATCAGTAAGTACTTGATCAGTGGTAGTGTCAAAGCGTTTAATTACAAGACTGTTGCCGTAACCTTCGATACACCAGGTTCCATCATAATCAGTGTCGTTAGCAGTTTGACGAGCTTCTAAATGAGCTACCAACGCATCGACAAGGTGGTGGTTAGTGTTTGTACTACTGCTATCATACAGCAACATATCATCAAACGTAGTAGTTGATTGAGCCGCTGTGGTAACAGTATCACCTTGAATAGTTATAGAATAATTATAACCATCAATAAGAGTTACAAGTTTGATTGTAGCTACAGAGTTAGCAGTAAATGAACCTGCTGCTTGCATAGCAGTGGTGGTACCACGGTTTGTAATAATGGTGGTATCTTGAATGCTACGGAAGTGATAGTTAGTACCACTCAGATAGCTAGAAGCATTGTTAGTGACAGTACACCACGTACCATCAGATGCTTTCCATACGTAAATATTGGTACCTTTGATAGCACCAATGTAAGAACCTTCTGCGTCACGTTCGATAAAAAACCAGACAGCATCTTCCAACTCAGACTCAGTAAATGCAGTACCATTTGACTTTTTCAAGACGTTGGTAAACTGCATACCGGGGCGCTTTAGAAGACCATAGGTAGGATCTGGATAACCATTAACGCAGTCAGTAAGTTGTCCTTCTAATTTTTTGTCGTCATTTTGACGAGATACGCCACCAAGAAAATTGGGAACGAGTTGAGTTACTGAGGGCATTAGCGTTGCAAAGTATGGAACGGTTGATAGCTCTGATAGTAGTTCCCACCTTTAGGTGCACCGAAGTACGTGTAATCACCTTGGCTAGTTTCATATTCAAGAGCCATAGCACGGGTAAACGCTTCTTTTTGTTGAAGCATTTGGTATTGGTTAGGATCACCAACAATACGGCTAGACACAATACTGGCAGCACGTGCTATAATAAATGCTTGAATAGGTTCAGGAATACTACCCCAAGACAGCTCCCAAATGATATCTACATAAAGAGTATCATCTGTCCATTTGTAGGAATGAGCCATACGGTCATAAAGTTTACCACCACGGTTCACACTATCCCTGTTAAGGTTTACAGTGCGATCACGGTTTAGATCCATTTGAAGTACATCGTTGGGAATCAATACTTCATTGTTATTGTCGGGTGTAATTGTATAGTCATATTCTTTGTTAAACGTCCAACCTTCTGCCTGTACTTCACGGGAGACTTCCCGAAGGGTGTTGAGTGCAATCGCAACGTCCGGGTTGGTTTGAGTTTCAACTCTACTTGTTACAATAGATTGAGTCATAGTGCGCTCTGGCACCAGTTGTGAGATATTCACAGTGTAGCGATACGTCACAGGAGTAGTAGATTGTTCGACACCTGCAGTAGCAATAGATGTACCGCTTGCAACACCAGTACCTCCAATGTACGTACCAACAGGGATGTTGGCAGTCTTAGTAGTAAGGGTGGTGCCAGCAGCAGCAGGACTAGCAAGGTTGTCAATACGTCCAGTGAAGCGACTCACTTCATTGATAACAAGAGTTTCTTCAGTTGTCAACGTTGTAACAGGAGCCTGACCAACTGACGCCAGGATCTGATTAACAGCTTGTAGCTCAGTGTTGGAGCCAGTGTTTGGGAAAGGCATAATTGATAATAAGACTAATTCTCAATAAGGAATTAAAAAAAAGGAGCCCCCGAAGAGGCTCCCGTATCTGATACTAAAAATTATCAGGAGGTGGTGACGTTAGAAGGATA